GTAACATACAAACTAGTGCAAACATTGTTACAGACTTAATTGCAGGTAGAACTACCGGTATAACAATTACCGCAGCCGGCACAAATCAAAATATTAACTTAGTTCCAACAGGAACTGGTAAAGTTAACGTTGGTAACTTCATTATATCTAACGTAGCTGAGCCTGTAGCTGATACTGATGCCGCTACTAAGAAATACGTTGATGACGTTGCTCAAGGTCTACATACTCACGATAGTTGTAACGCGGCAACACAAACTACGTTGGCAACAATTTCAGGTGGTACTGTTACATATAACAATGGTACAGCAGGTGTTGGTGCTACATTAACTACAACAGGAACATATACAACTATTGACGGTGTTACATTGTCAGATGGTATGCGTATTCTTGTTAAAAATGAAGTAACTACCGCAAATAACGGTATCTATGTAAGAACAAGTGCAACAGTATTAACACGTGCAGATGACTTTAATACTTCTGTTGAAATGGCTGGTGGTGACTTTACATTCGTTACTGCAGGTACATTGTATGATAACACTGGTTGGGTAATGACTGATCCAGTAACTACAGTTGGAACAAGTCCAGTTGTTTGGGTACAGTTCTCAGGTGCAGGTACATACACAGCAGGTACAGGATTAACATTAACTGGCTCACAGTTTAGTATTACTAATACTGCTGTGTCAGCAGGTAGTTATGGTAACGGTGATAGTGTAGCATCATTTACCGTTAACGGTCAAGGTCAATTGACTGCGGCGGCCAACGTTGTTATTACAGCAAATGCGGCAAACTTATCCGGCACAACACTAAAATCAACAGTTGTTACTTCTAGTTTGACAAGTGTTGGTACATTGGGATCGTTATCTGTCACAGGTAATGCAAGCGCCGGTAACTTAAACACAGCAGGTGCAGTTGTCGCAAGCACATTAACAAGTAATGTAACAACTGGTACTGCTCCATTAACAGTATCAAGTACAACACGTGTTGCTAACTTAAACGTTAATTATGCTAACGTTAGTGATTTTATTAGCGTAACCGCCGGATCAGGAAATAACTTCCTTATCTTTGCAAATGCGGCATCTGGTAACATAACAGAACTAACAAGTACAGGTTTAATTGCGAACTTATCAAATAACTCTATTACAGCAACTACATTTGTTGGTGCATTGTCAGGTGCGGCAACAAGTGCAACTACCGCAGGTACAGTAACAACAGCCGCACAACCCAACATTACTAGTACCGGTACACTAACAAGTTTAGCAGTTACAGGTAACATAAGTGCAGGTAATGTATCAGCGACAACATTCACTGGTGCACTAAGTGGTGCGGCTACAACAGCCGGTACTGTAACAACTGCGGCTCAGCCAAATATTACAAGCTTAGGAACACTATCATCATTAACTGTTTCGGGTAATGTAAGCACCGGTAACGTAAGTGGTACATTGTTAACCGGTACATTAGCAACTGCGGCACAACCAAACGTAACAAGTGTTGGTACACTGTCAAGTTTGGGTGTAAGTGGTACTATCACAGCCGCAAATATTACAGCAAACACAGGTGTGTTTGCAGGTAGTGGTGCCAACTTAACTACACTGAACGCAAGTAACGTATCTAGTGGTACATTAGCACAAGCACGATTAGCAAATGCCGCAGTAACACTAGGTAGTACTGCATTGACGTTGGGTAGTACTGTAACAACAGTTGCAGGCTTAACTAGTGTTACATCAACAACATTTGTTGGTGCATTGACAGGTGCGGCAACTAGTGCTACTACAGCGGGTACTGTAACAACAGCGGCTCAACCTAACATTACAAGTGTTGGTACATTGACCTCTGTAGCAGTGACAGGTAATGCTACTGTTGGTAACTTAATTGCAGGCGGCGGGGCAGGAGGAAACATTACTGGTGCTAACTTAGTCTCAGCTAACTTCTTTACAGGTACATTAACTACTGCGGCTCAGCCTAACATTACGAGTGTTGGTACATTAAGTTCATTAGCAGTTACAGGTGCAGTTACTGCGGGTAACGTATATGCAAACAGTGGCACCGGTGGATTCACTACATTACAAGCAACTACATTCACTACTGGTGCAAACACAACAGCAGGTACAGTAACTGGTAACTTCTCATTGAGTGCAGGTTCTCGTCATCAAGCAACTTACGCTTAATATCAAATTCATACACACTACTTAAAAATGATAAGTAGTGTTGTATGAACATCTTTCAATCAACTTACGAAGCTAGGCTTCAAGATTGGTTTCAATTACGTAAATCCGTAATAAACTTACCCATAGATAAACAATGTATAACCATAGATGAATGGTGGCAACGTGCCCCATTGGTCACGCATCATCTACATCCACTAGATATGGAAAACTGGCCTGATCCTTGGGAACTTTTGTCCGAAAATACCTACTGTGAGGTTGCAAGAGCGTTAGGAATGTGTTATACTCTATTGTTATTAGATATATCTGATGTAGAAATGGTATTATCAACTAACAACATAGGTGAAGATGTGGTATTAGTCTTGGTAGACAACGCAAAATATATACTGAATTATTGGCCCAATACGGTAGTAAATAACAATCTACGTGATTTTAAAGTAGTAAGCAAGATAGATTTAGATAAAATAATCAAAAAAATAAAATAAACAGGTAAAACAATGCAGATATTAGTAACCAAAAGAAATGGTAGTAAAGAGCCACTCACATTAGAAAAATGGCAAGCACAAGTAGCAAAAGTATGTAAGGGGATAGCAGATGTTAGCCCGAGTATGATAGAAATAAAATCCCAACTACATTTTTATGATGGTATCACAACTAAACAAATTGATGGAATTACACTACGCGCCATCGTTGATTTAATTGATGTAGAGAATAATAGTGATGTTGGCCATACTAACTATCAATATGTAGCGGGCAAGCAACGTGTATCTATGTTGCGTAAAGATGTATATGGCTCATATGAAGTTCCGCACCTCTATGAGATTGTTAAAAAGAATGTATCAACTGGATTATATACTAGTGAGCTATTAGAGTGGTATACTGAAGCCGATTGGGACAAGATGAATGATATGTTGGATCATTCTAAAGACGAACAATACTCTTATGCCGCCATTGAACAACTCATTGAAAAATACTTAGTAAAGAATAGAAGTACGAAAGAAATCTATGAAACTCCACAAATTAGATACATGGTTGCAGCCGCTACAGTTTTTCATAAAGAAGAACCTAATAATGCCCGTATGCGTTATATCAAAGAATATTATAACGCTGCCAGTGATGGACTTTTTACTCTTGCTACTCCAGTCCTTGCTGGCCTTGGGACTCCTACTAAGCAGTTTAGCAGTTGCGTCCTTATTCGCAGCGATGACGATCTTGATAGTATCTTCGCTAGTGGCGAAATGATGGCCAAGTATGCCAGCAAACGTGCTGGCATTGGCTTAGAGATTGGTAGACTACGACCACTAGGCAGTCCTATACGTGGCGGAGAGATTATGCACACCGGCATGATACCGTTCTTAAAGAAATGGTTCGGTGATTTAAGAAGTTGCAGTCAAGGAGGTATTCGTAATGCAAGTGCTACAGTATTTTATCCCATTTGGCATCATCAGTTTGATGATCTTATCGTACTTAAAAACAATCAAGGAACCGAAGAAACCCGAGTCCGTCATATGGATTATGGGGTTGTGCTTAGTGCTTTCTTCTGGAGACGATTTAAAAACAAAGAAAACATAACATTCTTTGATCCTAACGAAGTTCCTGATCTATATGAAGCATTCTATTCTAACACTGAAAAGTTTGAAGAACTGTACGTCAAATACGAAAAACAAAAAGATTTACGTAAAAAAACAATGTCAGCCGAAGAAGTATTCAAGTCAGGCATATTAAAAGAACGAACCGATACGGGTCGTATATATCTAGTATTCATCGATAACGTGATGAAACAAGGACCGTTTGACCCAGAATATCATACAATATACCAGAGTAACTTATGCTGTGAAATACTTTTACCTACTAAATCCTTTAAACGTTTGGATGACAGCGATGGTCGTATCGCTCTTTGCACATTGGGCAGTATCAATTGGGGTTCGTTCCGTAACCCAGAAGACATGCGCCGTGCTTGTCGCATATTGCATCGTAGCCTCAATAACATTCTTGACTATCAAGACTTTCTTTCCATCCAGTCTAAACTATCAAACGATGAAATCAGACCGCTCGGAATCGGAATCACAAATCTTGCCTACTGGCACGCCAAGCGAAATTTCAAGTACGGAGAAAAAGATTCCTTGGCTGAAGTCAAGACGTGGATGGAACATCAAGCCTACTACCTAACAGAAGCATCAGTTGAATTGGCCAAAGAACGCGGAAAGTGCGAAGGCAGCGATAAAACACGATATGGTCAAGGTGTATTCCCTTGGGAACTACGTGCTAACGGTGCCAACGAATTAACAAACTTTGCTCCCGAACTAGACTGGGAAACATTACGCACACAAATGAAAGAACATGGAGTCCGTAATGCTACACAAATGGCTGTAGCTCCTGTAGAATCAAGCAGTGTAGTAATTAATTCTACAAATGGTATTGAAATGCCAATGAGTTTGATATCAGTTAAAGAAAGCAAAGCAGGAAGTTTTGTACAAGTCGTTCCTGAATATCATAAGTTGAAAAACAAATATCAAATGATGTGGGATCAAAAAGACTGTGATGGTTACTTAAAGACAGCGGCAGTGATTGCAGCCTATGTGGATCAAAGTATCAGTACTAACACATTCTATAACCCTGCACATTTTGCGGATCGTAAAGTTCCAACTACATTGATTGCTAAGAACTTGATGCAAGCACACTATTGGGGACTAAAGACATTCTACTATAGCTTGATTAATAAAGCGGGTAGTAAGAGCCAAGATGAAACCGTATTAGATTTGCCAAGTGGCTTTAACGATATGGACGAAGAAGATTGCGAAGCGTGTAAGCTATAAAAATAATAGATATTATATGGAAGAATTTTTTGAAAAAATTAATCTAATGCCGTGGTCTAAACCTGTTTTAATAAATCCAAACGGTGATGCCAAGTTAGCAATATTTGGTGATAGTTTTGGCTCTAGTCCTGATGATCTATTGTTTGACCAATGGTGGCCCACTAAACTTGCAAACTTATTAGAAGTTAAAGAGTATATTAATTATTGTAGGCCCGAGACTAGTTTTTACTTTACATATACTAATTTTGTAAAACACTATAGAGACAATGATATCAATATTGTGTTGGTTACTAATCCACATAGATATACCAAATCAGTTGTATTACGAGCAGTTTCAAAAGAAAGAGACACCGTAATTTCAAATATTCATAAGTTAGAGTACTTAAAAAAATCTAACAAGTTAACCGACAACGAACATCAATTACTGAATTATTTAGAAGGATGGTTTATTTCCGCAGACGATCAATATATGGATGCTATGCATTCACTAATGATTAATCATATTATTTCACTTGATCCTAATGTTATTTTAATACCTTGTTTTAATGACTCTATTGAAAATAGCATACGTAATATGATAGGATTAAATGCAGTACAACATCTATACGAAGTTGTAAGAATGCAACATAAATCACTAGGCGTAAAAAAAATAAATACTATCAGTGAATACACAGAAAAGTCTACCGTTATATCTTGTCATTTTACACCAGAGATGAGCAGTATAGTTACTGATTTGGTATTTGAAAGAATCAAGACGGGTAAATGGAACTGGAATTTTCCAGAAGACATAAAACATAATCATACACTGGAACACTATTATGAGCAAAGAACAATATAACCTAAACACAAAGACAGATTATTTGAATAGAAAAATGTTTTTGGACCCGGAAGGTCCCGTAACCATTCAAAGATTTGAAGAAGTAAAATATAAAAAGATTGCCGACTTTGAAACTACAGCACGTGGTTTCTTCTGGGTGCCAGAAGAAGTATCACTAACAAAAGATGCAAATGATTTTAAAGAAGCAAGTGATGCAGTTAAGCACATCTTTACTAGTAACTTATTGCGTCAAACAGCATTAGATAGTTTGCAAGGACGTGCTCCTAGCCAAGTATTCACGCCAGTTGTATCACTACCGGAACTAGAAGCATTGATTTATAACTGGAGTTTCTTTGAGACTAACATTCATAGCCGTAGCTATAGTCACATCATTCGTAATATCTATAATGTTCCTAAAGATGTATTCAATACTATCCACGATACAAAAGAGATTGTTGATATGGCAAGTAGTGTTGGAAGATACTATGACGAATTACATAAAGTAAATTGCCGCAAAGAGTTAGGTGAAGATGTGAATGAAAAAGAACACATCAAAGCAATCTACATGGCATTACATGCCAGTTACGCATTGGAAGCATTCCGCTTTATGGTATCATTCGCTACCTCGTTAGCAATGGTTGAGAACAAAATCTTTATTGGTAATGGCAATATTATCAGTTTAATTCTCCAAGACGAACTTCTCCATAAAGGCTGGACTGCCTACCTTATTAACCAAGTAGTAAAAGAAGATAGTCGTTTCGCACAAGTTAAATCAGAGTGTGAAGCTGAAGTCTACCAACTCTACTTGGATGTGATCCGTGAAGAAAAAGAATGGGCAGACTATCTGTTTAAGATGGGCCCAGTTATTGGCTTGAATGCAACTGTCTTAAAAGATTTTGTTGATTATACTGCAACAGGAGCACTAAAAGAGATTGGGATACGATATAACAACCCGGCGCCAAAAATGACACCTATTCCTTGGTTCAACAAACACGTTGATACAAGTAAAAAACAAACCGCATTACAAGAAAACGAATCAACTAACTATGTCATTGGCGTGATGACCGATAGTATTGAATATGATGAACTCCCCAATATTTAATGTATACCAGTTCCCTGAATGGTCAAGTGTAATTTCTAAAGAAATTGAAGAAGCTAAACAAGTTGATTCAAATTGGCACCATGCTATTAACTGGCGAGTAGATCATAATGGGGAAAGAACAACTGATCCATCTAATACAACACGGGGAGTATTTGATGATGTCAGACTACACTTTATTAATAGAAACTTTAATATTGTGTATGAAGAAAGCACGATACATCTAGCACTGTCTGGATATGAATATAATCCATTGTTTGTTAAATCATTAGAGTTGTTTGAACTAGCTAGAGAATTTAACAAAGAAACCGGGCCGTTTGGAAGAATGATTGTTTGGGATTGTCCTCCCGGCAGTAAAATTTCAGCACATGTTGATACTTTACCGTATCAAACAAATGTAACTAGATATATATTTACAGCATCAAAACAAAGATCGCCTGATATAACAATCAAAATAAATAACAAAGAAGTAGAATTAAATTCAGGTATGATGTTTGCATTTCATGCGGAAGACATGCACGAATTTACAAATCATAGTGATGATTATTGGTATTTTTTAGGAATTGATTATTGGATTCCTAAAAAGTTGCAAGAAGGTATTGAAAAGTATAATATTACAAAAGATACAATATTAGAGTATGATGCTGAAATGGGAGTTAATTTCCCTAGATGCAAATATTGGACAAGACATTAAAAAGGAAATAAAATGACAGCAATCGTGTGGAGTAAGTATCATTGCCCTTATTGCGACCAAGCAAAGGCACTATTAAAAAGTAAAGGTATACAATTTGAAGAACGTAAGATTGGAGATGGATATACCAAAGAAGAATTGCTAGAAGCAATCCCGTCAGCAAGAACAGTACCGCAAATCATTTTAGATGGTGTACTAATCGGTGGTTTCACTGAACTCAAACAAAAATTAACAGAAAGTATCTAATGCAAATAGCAATTGAATCAAACAAAGTATACACATTTAAACTTAACTCAGGTGAAGAACTTATAGCAAAGGTAATTCAAGCAGGTGGTGACTTCATTATTATTGAAGAACCTGTCTCTATTGCACCTACACAGCAGGGTATGCAAATGATCCCTAGTATCTTTACTGCAAATCCGAAGGGTGAATTCAAGCTAAATACTAGTAGTATTGCTATTTACGCTGAAACTGATGATAGTGTTAGAATGAAGTATTTAGAAGCAACAACCGGTATTAAAGTACCAGATAAGAAAATAGTATTGGGATAATATGGCAAAGCTTAGTAGGAAGGGTGATGAAAATCAAGCAGGCGGCAAGATAATACGTGGTGCCTCAACTGTTTTTGCTAACGGCATTCAAGTAGGATTGCATGTTAGTCAATTAACACCTCATGCACCATGGGGTAGAAAGCCGCACCCTCCTCACAAAGCTGCCTCAACAACCGGCGGTAGTCCTACAGTATTCTGTGAGGGCTCACCGGTATTAAGAGTAGGATCGGGTAATACATGTGGACATTCTATTGTTCAAGGTAGCCCTGATATATTTGTGCCATGAGTGATTCAGGAAAACAAAGCCCATTGGGCGTAAACGTAATGAGTTCATTGTTGCAAAACAATGGACTAGGTATCAATCCAATTGTAACTGATTTTGCCGGCAGTAGCAAATCTTATTCTGATTTTTCGTTTGGATCAATCGTACAAAACACTGTATTACGTTTAATTACTTGGTCAATAAATGATGCTTGTCTACGTGGACAAGTTAACGGAGATGTATACAATAATATAATTTTTGTAGGTGGATTGACAAATAGCATAGGTTTTATAAACATTGTATCGACACCTTCATACTTTACAGTATACCATGATACTAGTGTAATAAGTCAATTTCCTGCAGGTACGTACATACAGCTAAGTGCGTCAGTTGAAGGATACAATGATACTTGGTTGATTAGTACAAGTAAATCTGGCTCATTTGTAGTAGTAACAACTGCTGACCCAGGTAATGTCACTGGCGGAAATATTAAATATGGAACACTAGTACCGGGATTAGGTAATAGCGGAACGTATGCGTTTACATGGAATAATGATACAACTGGTCCATACGGTGTAGGTACTGCTTGGGGTGGTACTAAGTATAGTAATGGTGGCAACAAACCAGTAACACAGTGGGGCTTCAATAGATTAATTGCGTTACAAGCTTGGGATGAATTTAACTATAATGAAGGTCAACCTAAGTATAAAGATTTCTTAGGATCTTTTCAACAAGCGGACTCGTTTGTAAACTATACTAATAGTGCTATAACCTCAGTTGACAATTCTAAGTCATTCTTAGAAGGTACGTATAGTAATATGAATGATTTGATTAGTGCAGACATAACAGGTGTCTCATTGGCTACATTCAATTTTGGTCAAGACTTGATTAAAACTGGACGTGCAATTAATCTAAATAAGATTAACACGTTTGGCTTACCTTCTAATTTATTAGAAACTTTACAAGAAAACAATGCACTAACACCAGCTGTTAGTTTAGCATTATTAGCCGCCGGCATGACTCAATCTGAATTGGCCGCTATACTTAGTAATAACAATAGTATAACAAAAGAACAACAAGTAAAAATATATAAAGCTTTTACCATTGTTCTAGGAAAAGATTTGCAAGAAGTATTGATACCTTTGAATTGCAAAACAGAAGGAATAGAATCATTAGCTGATTTGTTAAATCCTAAAAAATTGTTTCCTACTAGAGCTACATCAACTAGTTCAGCAGTGTATCAGACATTAACTGTTCCTTTATACAACACCGGACAAGCCGCACAAGGTATAACTCCAGTTACAAATACAAAAAATGTATACTATGGTGGCAATAATTTGTCAGTACCATATTATACTTTAGTAACAACTAGAAATACAGATAACACAGTATCTACAATAATTACAGCCACTGCTCGGACAACTACGTCTTCTTTTGATAGCAACACATATCCTAACTTCCAAGGTTATGCTTTAACAGTAGTAGCTGAATTAAATAATCAATTAGCAGTCAGTACAGACAATGATGCAGTTACCTTATTCGCCAATACAATTGATGTGTTGAACACTCAAGTAAAAGATTTGACTACATCAACCGTAAATAACAACTTCTCAACTAGACTTTATCCGTCAAGCAAAGTATATTATTTTATATACGGACAGGGAGTAGCAAACGCATCAGTCAACTCTCAATTAACTTCACCTACAGTACAAGACAGAGTAACACCTGTGTATCCAGCAGGAGTACCCTCACCAAACATTGGTACTGCACTTGCTGACGCCCCTATCCCAACACAGCAATCATCTAATGTAACTTTTGCTGCCGGACCAGCAGTAGGAAATCAAAGTGTTGTTGCAGGTGATCCTACTTCTACCCCATTCTTAGGTAGAGATCCTGCAGTAATACCTAAGGCAGAAACTGATGCGTTCATTGCCTGGCAAGGAGATCAAATAAACCCAGTCACTGGTAAACCAATCTCTGAAACTTGGGCCGCACAAGGTATTACAAATCCATACGAAGATCCTAGAATACAAAATCAAGCTGTACAACAAGTACAACGTGCAGACCGCAGAGAGGATCTTTTCCAATCACAAGGTGTGGCAGCACCTACAGATTTGATAAGACCATGGGAACAACCTTAATAGAATAAAAATATGGCAGGCGAATTAACAACTAATACAGCAAACACTACAGAACCTGAAATCAATATTCAACTTGTTCAAGGTGGTTTTGGATCATATCTAGATGGTATACTACCACCTGATATTGCAGTAGCCGCCGGCGCATTTGGAGCATCAATTAGTCAAATACGAAACATTACTAATGTTCCAGTTGAAAAATTAGCTCAGGCTGCAATGACAATAGAGACTACAAAAGGTCTTAACATTAATGGCTCTGATATACCTACTATATTATCAGAAGCAGATCAAGCATTGAATCTTATTGCCTTGGGGTCGGGTCCTAGAGGACAATATACTACCTCAGATTTCTTTGGCTGTATGTCAGGATTGCCGTACCCTCTGAGAGAAATATACAACACCATACGTGGCATACAAACACAAAAACTACATAACATATACAATCAATTGTTTCTAGCAGTAACTTGGGAAAAAGCAAGAATAGATATTACTCAACCATATTGGTATGTTATTTCTAAAGCATATGTCCCACCAACGGCTAGCCCCAATCCACCTAATCCTGACTATCAGCCAGACCCCGAAGAGCCGGATTACGATCCAGTTGAATACACGTTTGCTCCTACTAATAGTCCTCTTTATTGGTCAGCCCCTGGCGAACCAGAAGAATATGATTGGTATTATTCACTATCGTTAACTTTAGGTGAAGACGGCGGCGGCTATGGAAGAGGTACAGCGCCCAATCCTATTGTAACTATACGACCAAATAATGTAGGAGCGTCTGTAATAACAAGTACTGGTAGAAACGATGAACTAGCCGGCTCTATGGGCAGAGGAACTTTTGGCAGAGTAAGTGCAGACATAAGCAACGGTGGACCATATTTGTGGGCACATACTGTACAGACTAATTGGTCAGCAGGTAATATATATCCTAATCAAACTCGCCCCTTCTATCCACCACAAGACGATAATTGGGTAAGATCCAACATGCCTAGAGAATCAGTGACAATTCAGCACCCACCTATAGAAACTCTCCCTGTATCTCCATCTGGTGCGATATCAACTGCTGGTAAAAATACAGGAGGTGACGTATATGTTGATCCTTTCTTTACCGGTGGCTCGGGTAAAATAGCATCAGGAGAACCTGGTTGGTCTTGGATGAATTCTCCGGTTAAATCATATATCGATCAAGCCAACGAAGAAATATTAGCAATAAGAAACAACAGACCTAGAGAATCGTTTCTTCTTAATAAATTATGGGATAGAACTGGCGAACAATTGACTAGAGAACAACGTGCTAGAAGTATAGGACTTGCACCTTTGCCCGTACCCAAAGATGATAATCTAAATAGATTCCCTACTAGTCAAATAGTATTTACGGACGCAGTACCTCAATTTGCGCTTAATACTAAGCCACATATGACTGCACAAACATTAGAAGCAATTGTAAACTTATGTACTAGTGGTGGCCAAAGTCTTGTGGGCATGATGCGTGAGTCACGTAACCAAAACAAGTTGACAGCAATAGGCATTCCGTTAGATAATAACATACCCGACACAATAACATCAAAAGAAAATAAACAATTGATTGCTAATGGTTTACTACCCGGTACTATACCTGCAAAACTCGAACAAGTACGCTGTGCAGACGGTGCCATACTTGCTCCTACTCCGGTTGGTTATTATAATTCGGGTACTAACTTGTATATCGTCACTAACCCTGGACTACAACCGGTTATTAATGACGATGGAGATTCTGTATTACCTCCACAAGATCCAGACACTGTGGATCCCAACTTCCCTGAATTCCCTCCAATTATCCCTGGGGATCCAGGCCCAGGTACCCCGATTGATACAGGTGAACCAAACTTCCCGGGAAGTTTTGGTGGAGGAGGTTTTGGAGATATAATTCCTCC